CTCATATCCTTTTAATAGGTGGCGGAGGCAGGGCGCTACTCCTGCTATGTGACTCGGGCTTAATATGTAGGCCGCCTTCTGCCCATCGTGACCAAATAATACCGTGTATCTGCTCCCCATTCTTATTGACAATAGTATACCCGTCTGCCTCGGCTCTCCGTTGCTGATAATGCGATCTACGTTTCATCATTTAATCCGCTTCAGTGATTTGCGCCATTTGTTTTTATTTAGAGTTTTACCTATGATTTCATGCTGTGTCCCTGATTTCGCCCACCAGGAATCGAGTGAATCTTCTATATATGGATTTTCCTTGAATGCCCACCACTCTCCATTTTGGTCTTGAGCTATCCAATTAGCCCAGTCAGGGACTTGTACTTTGAGTCCTACTTGTCGTTTCATTGCTTCTCTCCCGCAATACTTGGTTTAAAAGTAAGTACGGGTTTGCATATAACACCTTGAGGTGCTCCAGCTTCACACGTCATACGACCTACGACATAGCCGCTAATTGTCAGTGCGCCGACCAGCGATAACAGAAAGGTTGCAAGGTATACCGCTACTATTAATGCTTTCATAGCCATTCCTATTTGTATCTAGTTGTGGTTGTTACAACAAGCCTGTTTCTAATACAGCAGAATCTTGTGTATTTCAGCCTTGTTTTAAGACAAGGCCACTCTTTAAACATCTTCATCCTTGAATCCTCCGATCACAAGTCCCCGCATAATAAAGCCCTGTCAATCCGACTTGGTACAAATGCCTCTTTGATCTTGCCAATCCCAATCAACAGATTGATATATTCCTCTGGCAATTCTGCTGTTATGTAATCGTGGATCGAAAATTTAACCCCATCAAGCACATGAGTGACTTCGTATCTATATACTGCCACTTCAGTGTCTTGCATCTCGTTGATAAGATGTCCGATCTTGTTAAAGCTGGCTCTGTATGGTAGATATGGAGTGAGTATTCTGAGAACGGGTTTACCGTTTTCAAAGGTAATATCGACACCTTTCCATGCTATAACGCTACTTCTTGAAATGAATCCGTCCATAGCATAGATAAAATCAATGTACATCTGATTCATCATTGACATGCCTTCAATGGAACGGGCAACTTTCCTTGCTTTCTCAAGCCATTCAAGTTCAGACTTGAGCCTATCCTCATACTTTGTGAAGTTATTCATTTTAATACGCCCTTACACTTTGAAACGATGTTGTCGAATTTTTCATTTTGACCTCATAATGTTAGTTTAAATTGTTTCACCCTTCACAAGCTAGACAAACCTCTTCTACTGTAGAAGTGCCTTAGTCTTTAAATGCTTTAAAAGCTCTGTTTCCATTTCTAGCATCCTCCTATAATATCGCTAATTACCTTATCTAATAGCAGCAGATCATCTAACCCTAGATTATTAGATCCACTACGGAAGTCAGCTAGATCAGCCTGACATATGTCAGTGGACTGAACTAAGGCATCTACAGTAATGTAACTGCAACGTACTCTCAGCTCCTCTATATGAGTCTGTAGCGGAGTCTTGTAAGACCTTGCTACTACCCATCTCCAACGTCGTGTCTGTCGCTTACCTATGTGTTCTACGTACCCATGATCGAGTAGAGAGTACATACGGTTCTTCACTTGCTGCCTAGTGGCAAAATGAGCTACTGTTCTATAGATCTCAGGTAGACTCATCCAACCACCATTACTTGCAAGTACCGCTCTAAGAGTTGCTTGTAGATTCATATTTCACCTGCATTGCAGCATTACACTCTTCAATCCATTTAGCAGCTGCTAGTTCAAATTCGGAATTACCTGTAGGAATCTCAAGTACAGAGTAGTCACCTGATACTGAGTAATCATGTTCCCAGTCTTGACTACATCTGTACAAGACAAAGTTACCCTCACCCTCTTCTTGGAGACAGTAGTGGTAATCTACTCTAGCTATATAGTTAATTCTACAGAATCTTGCATTTACGGAATGAATATTCATATATTAAAAATACCTTATAGTTAAATTTAAATTTAGTTATCTCGTTTAGGGTCTAGTACCCCATATAATCTATATTCGTTAATCTGCTTACGCACTAGACAAGTATCAGCTGTGTGCTGACCTTCCAGGAAACTAACAAATGTAGAAATTAGTAGTAGATCTAAAGAGCATCCATGTTCATAACCTTGGTGCTCTAAATACCTACATCCCTCATTATCACAACTAGGAATTCTGAAAGTAGCGTTCTTATCCATAGGCTTCCCCTGTGTCAAAATGAGGTTCCCTCATTAGGGTTCTTAGTTATCTCAAAGGTAACTCTAACTGACGTATTGAAGCATTATCAAAATCAACGCTAGTACAATCAAGAATGATTGAGTTTGCTGAGAATGGTAGATCTAGTTCTTCACAGAGGCTATACCAACATTGCTCTATGAAATCTTGTTTATGTAATGTGATTACCATACCTTCTCCTATTGAACTGTCGTAAGATCAGCCTTATCAGTGGAACAAGGTACGACTGCCCATACATCTCCTATATGATCTTGCACTGTACCATCTACATATCTATGCTTTACCTGACGTATCACAGTCTTCTTAGAACTCTCCAATTTACCATTAGCACTTATCTTTGTTACCAGTAGTGTTGTCATCTCTTTATCCTTTGTTATCGATCATTCAAAACACTGCTCGGAGAGCAGATCACTACATAAACCCCTCCAGTGTAACTGAAGGGTAAATGTTATAAACATTAGCATCACCTATGATCTCTTCGTAGTCATCATAGTTTTCTCCTAAGCGTACTAACAGCAATTGATTCTCTTTAGTGGAGTTCACAATTTTCAATGTTTTATTAAGGTTACCTAGCCATGCAGTAATGGTCTCAACATCTTTATACCCTTGATACCATTTAAGATCCTCATAAGATATCACCTGGTATGCTGGATAATCAGGGAGCTCTCCTACATAGTCTGTCTCTAAAGTGAAATCGTTCTCGGTGAGTAGCTCAAAGTACTTAGCTACGTACTCGTCAGGCAATACAATAATTACATGTGATCTATAACCCATAATTTATCCTTTATCAAAGTCTAAGAAGGTGTGCCTTACATCTACTAAATCTAAACCGTACCCCATTAGTTTTGTGAAAGCACCGTCGTATTGACCTATAGCTATCACTACTATCTGTTCCTCTGTTGCTTGTCTAGTGAACTGGATGGTCTTCTCTAGATTACCTAGGTAACTCAACAGCAATTCAGCAGAAGCTTGGGCAGTAGCATTCCATTCAATATCACAGTACTCCAGTACCCAGTATCCTTTCCATCTAGATACCTTAGATTCTTTCAATGTACTCTGTATATATGCTTCATTTACATTTAACAATTTATCTACAATAGGACGTTTCCTTACTTCATCTCTGAATTCTTTAGGGACTATCACAGCAATGTTATAGGTAGTATCTGGTGCCATATTTTCCAACATAGTCTTTCTCTCTTAATAAGAATCAAGACAGTGACCGGAGGTCACAAAAAAAAATACCCCCTATCCTTTCGGATAGAGGGTAAATAGTTATGGTTGGTGCTTAACTGAGCATATAGCTACTGTTCAAAATATCTAGATGGAGATCATCAGAGATCTTCTTAACAGGCGTATACCGCCCAGCAAGCTGCGATAGTATATCAGACAACAGATCACTCTGAGCAATCTCAGCAGCTATCTCACGATAGGTCTGACACACCTCCTGAAGGTGATCAGGCTCAAACACAAAACAATCATGGATGTGTACTAGATCAAATGGAGTCCTTCTAACCATCTCTCTAGCTATATAGGCATCGACTGAATGCACCACATTGGGAACTAATGATCTAAAGTTCTTAGATGCTTCCTGCTTCTGATACCTATAAGTGAATGTTCTATGATCTAACTCATCCACTTCAATCCTAGCATCTACCATATGAGTAACAGGTACTCTAGCTATGTGGCCATCGGGTAGCCCCCACTGGTGGTGATCTTTACCATAATCCCAGAACTGATTAATCGTGTGCATAAGCTCCTCAGCCCCATGGAACTTATCATCTAATACTTCATAAAATACCTCCAATTGTTTCTCATTAAATACCTCTGCAGGTACTGCCTTACTATTATAATAGTGAGTCAGTGTGGGCCGCTTTGTCATCTTACGATCTACCTGATGACTAGCCCCTAACTTACTATTCATAGATTTACTGATATCAGAATACACATCATGTCTGATAGTAGGATCTATCATATTAGCTGCCATAGCTGTGTTCTTACAACCACTCAGCATAGCCATCACCTGAAGCCCACTGGCAGTTGCATCTATGTGCATGACATATCCATCAGCCTTACCCTCTAGAGCCCTGTCATAGGCTCTAATAGCCTTTCTACCTAGGATAGGCTCAGGCCAGTCCTCAGTCTCAAACTGACCCTGAGCATCAAACCAATCAACCCTCCCCTGCCAAGTAATCTTATCCATACCAGCACAGTTAGCTACTGAGATCTTAATGTTATCAACCTCCTTAGTTACAGTCTCATTACTTAGATTCATCAATGCCTTTCCATACTCATTACTCTGAATATTCAAATCATATCCAGAGCTATAGCTCCTACCTCTCTTATCAAACCTCCATACAAAGTAGAAGGGTAGACCAATGTACTCACTAGCTATCCTCAGGAACTGCTGATCATCCATATTCTTATTAGGATTGTTCTCACCTACCAGAACCTCACTATCAATAGACCATGCAACGCTCTGTAGGGCGTTTAGAGCGTCCAGAGCCTGTGGTAGCTGATGATGGTTACCCTTGCCTAGGATGACGCTCTTACGCTCCCACAACCACCCTCCTTGGCTGTTATTGAGCCATGGTGATGGTACCTGCTTCATAGGTGGCAAATACTGGAGCATATCCAACTTCTGACGAGTATCAGTATCAACACTGTACTTAGGTAGTATCGATGTACCATCACTCTGTAACAGCACATCATAGAGATTACTCTCTGTACACACAGCTAACAACTCTGCTCCTGTCTTAACAGCATCAAGAGGAGTCTCCATACCTACCATGAACCCTAGCTTAGTAGCAGGATTTTGGATAGGTACAGCTCTCTTTTCTATCAATACAACAGTCAATAAACTATTAACAATATCCTCATTACAAGGTAGCTTACTGATACGTACATTCTTACTCTCGTAGTACTGAGTACTACGATATACCTCAATTGAACCTAACAAGTTAAACATCATATCCATGGGTACATCATCTATAATAGACTCTAGAATCAGGTTACCCATCATTCTCTTACTGTACTTAATCTCTGTTTCTAACTGGTTCATCCTATTTCCTTATTGTTCCCAAGGTGTCACTCTTAACTTCATCATATTTAAAGCCCATAACCTACTCCTTACACTGTATCTAGATACTTACAAAAGGCTTCACTAATGTGTACGTTACGTCCATTTACGTTTTTGTACCCATAAGGTGCTAGTAGCTGTTTGAATTTGTCTTGATGAGCGGTATCAATTCTTAGAATAATAGATGTGTCTGTGTAGCCGTTAGCTTTTTGCTGTCTTAGTGTCTTATAGATAGCAGGTGCTTTAACAATGAACTGTTGCACAGTCATTTTCTTTTTCAGTGTGTACATGAAGTTTACTGCGGTACTCTGGCTAACATGCTGAGATATGGCTTTTAGCTCCGCCCAAGAATAGTTTAGTTTGTGTGCAGTTCCGTACTGCCCTGCCCACGATATAGCCGAAGATGTCTTTATGTACGTTAACTCTACCCTGCAGAAGTTCTTAAAGGATTTGTACGGAGACTTCCTCCATACAATCATGCTTTGTATATCATATAAAGTCTTAGCTCTCTCCCATTGACTGATTGCAATCAAAGGATTAATTTTCTTAAGGATTGCTAACTGTGGACTAACCAATTGTTTAATTTGTTGTTTATTCATTTTCTATTCTCCATTAAAAAAGGACACTAACCTTTCGGTCAGTGCCCTTCTTTGTTTACTAGGTTATGTGGTCTAAGCGACCTTCAACTGAGCCAGGAAGTCATCACCATCCATAACGGTCATAACTTTACGTACTTCAATCATGTTCTTTAGATCCTCTTGTAACTGCTCTATCCAAGCTACTCTATGATCCTCCTCTGAAGCATCTGTTAGATCATTCTCATAGAAGTTCAAGAACCCTACCTTGTTATCACCAAGGTACACACTGAAGTTTACATACTCAGATCCTTTTCGTACTACAGCCTTAGTAGCCTTAAAGGATGTATCCATACCTTGAATGTTACCCTTCAAGATAGCCTCTACCTGCTCACCTGTAATGTGAATAAACGGAGCATCTGCCCGAAATTTGATAGTCTCACTATCACTCAGAACTACATTGAAATCTACAGTCTCATTACGTGAATTGTTTACTGCAGGCGTATCTGTACTTTTAACCATTGCCATTGTTACTTCTCCTTATGTATTTAGAAATGAATCTTTTATAGTCATACTCAGGACTTCCTACATCAGCGAAACCCATGATACTTAGTCATAGTAGATAAACTCCATGAGATCCCCGTAACTATTATCTAATTCCCATATTAGATTTGTTGCTTCCCCATAACCAGTCTTCCCATCCCTGGTTTTAAACATAACTCTAGTACCCTCAGGAAGATCAGGTTTCTCACCAAAGTTAGGCTGTCTAATCCCAGGCTTTCTTACTAGCTCTGTGTGACTCCACCCTGTATCGCCTTTAACTATAAAGGGAAAGTTGCACAGCTCTGCATTAAAGTCTATTAGCTGACAGTATCTACGATCTTTCCACTCTGCAATATCATCATCATCAAAGGCTTTCACTAAGTATCCCTCATCAATTACTCTCTGTATCTGAGATCTAGTAAGACCTCCAGAGTTCTCAATGATAGGATCACCCTCAACTACATCAGGCTCACTCATAGCGCTTAGCTTATCAAGTAGAGCCTCTTTCTTTTCATCGAGCTTGTCTAGCTTATGCTCACTAAGCAATACACAGTCATCCTTTTGGATGGTATAGTCAGTAAGATTTACTACTTTCCATGCTCTTTGATCAGGATGCTCTTTAACCTCAAACACCTCACCTATCTTATCTGCATACCAATAAGTACCTAACGCTGCACTTGTAATTCTAACTTTCATTGTTGTATTCCTTTATATCATCTAATAGTTTATTCATCTGAATAGTCTCTACATCAAGAGTAGTAGACACACACTGTAACTTAGCTAGTATCCTACTAACTAACACACCACACCTTACCTCCTCATCCTTATGTTGACTGATTAAGCCCATGTTCTGACTCCTTATTTTGAATGATGTTATTCGCTGTACTAAGGTTAAGCCTGTTCTTTAGTTTCCTTAAGATTTTCATCTCTATTTGGTTAATCCTATCTGGGCTCAAGTTGTATTTCTTAGCTAGACTGCGAAAGGTAGCTAGACCTTTTATGGTATATCCTTCGCACTTCATGTGACCTGAATAATCTAATTGAGGATCTTTATCAAAACCATAGCGTTCTTTGATAATTTGTACATCTCTTCCATTGATATCTATATCATCTAACATGGTTAAGATGACACTACGCATAACACCTAATTGCTCCTCCTCTTGGATGAGAGCAATAGGATCACTTACCCCTACTAAGATTGCTGCATCAAAGTCTTCTTGGTTAACTTCTCGTATGGCATAGTGCTTATCTAACTTTAGATATAACTGCTCCTCTGTCCATAGATCCTCAGGTAGTACCATTAAGGTATCAAGTAACAACTGAGCTTTCATAGAGAACCTACCATTCTTACTTACTGGTCTATCCTCCATTGTTATAAGCGGTCTGAAGTACTGAGGATCTTTGCCTAAGGACTTAGCAAAAACTGTATGCTTTGCATACCCTGCTTTCTCTATCTCTGAAAGAATCTTATTGTTAAACACAGACATTTTAACTTTGTAATCATTCATAATTTACTCCCTCATCTAAGACACAATGAACTGGATCAGCATCAGGTTCTACATACCAATATGTATCCTCACTAGCATTCTCACAATGGATAACCTCTGAATAACCATCACCTAACATCTCTCCACCACATACTTTACAGATCATAATTTATCCCCTTATCTTTCTGGCTACTATCGTTAGCCCTATTAAACTTACCCTATTCCTAGGGTCAGTATCTTTTGTCTTTTACTGCTGTGTCATCTATGCAGCTATTGTCTGCATAGATGACAAGATCTTAACTTAAAAACCCTTGTTCAATATGAAGAGCGAGAGTCTCATAACTCTCCTCAACATCAAGGTCCCACTCTTTAATCTTCAGATTACGATTCCGAGCATAATCGCTGCCATACAGCACAGCCTCCACCTCCTCTAGATGAGCATACAGCTTCTCGACTGTTGCCAGCATCTCTCTTTCTTTTATAAGAGAGGTTTTGTAGTCGGCTCGGTAGAGCCACCGTAGGTGAGGCAACCGCTCAGCATGGAGCTTTTCAATCCTATCAAGGATTGAAATCTCCGCTATTTTGTAAGCTACGTTATACATCATTGCTTTCTCCGTTTGTTGTTTGTGGTGTTCCTAGGGCAAGCTTAGGTATTATTTAGCTGCTGCTGCTCTTTCTTTTCTTTTCTTTGCTGCTACTAAAACTTTAAATTCTCTTTCAAATTCTTCAAACTCTGCTTTAGCTTCCATCTTTGTCATCTTGGCTGATGATTCTAAACTAGAATTAATAATATCAAATGACTCCTTAACTGTTTTCTTTAAACCCTCATCACCTAATGCAAAGTCAACTAACTGCAAGAGATTTGATACTGAGTTGGTTATGGCTTTGAATATCTTCATGGGTAAACTCCTATTAATTAATATATACACAACATATGAAACTTCCATGGTTGCGCCAGCAACCCTTCTCTCTCTCTCTGTCGTTGAGTGTGTATGTGTATGTGTATGTGTATAGGTTTAGTGTAAGAGAGGTAGTATAAAAAAAAAGCTAACCCTTAGGGTTAGCTCTTAATTAATTAATTAGAAGGGAACGTCATCGTCCTCCTTCCCCAACAGAGCAAGGACAGCATTAGAGGACTTAGTAGACTTCTGAAACACTGAGATCTCCACATTCTCCGCAATACGGATAGCTTCAATCAACTGCTCAGCAGTGAATGGAGCATCAGCAGTGATGTTGATGAATGCACCAAATACCTTGTTACCGTTAAGGGTTAGTACATGACCTGTAGAATTGTTAGACATGATATGTCTCCAGATATTGAGAGATCGGAATGATCTTCTCCTTGGCTGCGAAGCAGTAGTAGTAAAGATAGTTTTAGTATGAGGTATGGGGGGGTAGTTCCTTTGCTCCATCGTGCTTCAGTGTAAGTACTGACTCCATACTAATTTTAAAAATAATGAAAAATAATGACCTTACTTTTTACTCAGGTAATATGAATACTGTCCATTAGCAAAGTCTAATATACGATTTTTAAAAATAGCACCCATAAAAAAGCCCCCAATTAAGGGGGCTAGTTTAATTACTTTATTTATTATGATACGCCTACGGTCGGTGAGCAGGGGGTTGGGTAGTAACTATTATGACTATTACTGATTAGCTAAGGAAGCCCTAGCGTAGCCCCGTAGGGGTGAAGCGTATGGGCTGACTGGGGAACAAAGAGACTAGATCTAGTATCTGTAGAAATAAGTCTTTTAGATCAAGTAGTTAACATACGTTTCGTTACCCTATAGGGTAATTACATATTAAATAGTGCTTGCAATAGTTATAAAGAGCAATATAATGCCCTCTATGAAATACTTCAACAAGTTCAGCAGAGATAGAGAAGGTCCTATGCGAGCCATAACCAAACCTATAGCATCCCATTTACTAGTTAGATTAATCCCCTACCTTAACCGTGTTAACCAGTACAGAGCCTCTAGAGACCAGATGGCAGAAGACATGCAGATACCCAAGAGAAACCTCAGTAATGCCCTTAGAGACCTGTACAGCGCCGATGTAGTACGTAAAGTAGATAAGGCCACCTACATGGTTAATCCTGAGGTTACCTATGCAGGAGATGACAGACAGGAGGCAGTGATCACTTACCTATGGGATGGGTTACCCTCCAAAGTACCTATGGAGACTTTAGATGACGTATGAATTTGCAACCTCAGTAGGGGCTTGCCACTATCAAATGCAGGAGAAGTTTCATTCTGAGACTCGGATATTTGCTCTACTGTGCCTAGAGTCTACACCTTACAATCGGGCGCATTTAACCCAAAAAGAAATTGCAAACCGTCTTAACTTAGACAAGACCACTGTGATTAGATGTATTAAAAGCCTCAGAGAGCAGAGCTTAATTAGATTAGTTAAACAGAGTGTCTACATGCTTAACCCTTACCTTGTACTTAGAGGACGACAGTATGTTGCTTACCAAGATTGGGATAACTTAAAAGGAATCAACAATGACTAGTAAAGTATTTTTAGGCGGTACCTGTGCAGAGTCCACTTGGAGAGCAGAGTGACATGTTATTACTTAACAACGAATGGGCAGAGAAGCTCCTGGAAGATTACACTAGTTATCCTGCCAGTGAGACTGTAAAGCTTAAGCATGGTTACTTGTATCTTCTAGAGGATACTAGTTATCCAGAATATATAAAATTAGGAATGACTCGTGACCTCAAAAGAAGATACCAAGAATACAACCAGCATAAGCCCTACAACACGGCAGAATTTACTGCAATTAGTGAAGTCTTCTCGGACGTATCATACGTTGAAAGAAAAATGCTTGAGATGCTCAAAAAGAGAATCATGCCTATTGCCTCTCGAAATGAATGGTTTGAAATAGAGCATAAAGAATTCCTCCTCCAAGCTGTAACTGAAGCTGAGTCCCACTTTCACCTATACATACCACACTAATCATGACTACTGAAATTACTACTAAAAAACCAGCTATTACCAAAGAGCAACTAATTAATGCTCTTCCTGACAAATCATTCAGAGGTAGGGTTACTGATGATATTGTAGATCTCATCAACTCAGAGGCAGACTCCGATCTAAGGCAGCAATTCAAAGATAACACCATTAGCTACATGAGTGTGCTACGAGAAGGGCGTATAGGCATGGCTGAGTACGTCAATGCTGTCAAATTCGTATCACATAGGCTCATGGGCTACAAAGTGCATGAGTCATGGATGAGGACCTTTCCTGAGCGGTATGAGAGGTTAGTTATGCAGCAGAAGACCCCTAAAGAGATCAGTCGTCATAGCTCAGCCTACAACAAGACCATGGCTGTTACTAAGATCACTGAGCAGACTCTGGTACCTGTACATATCCTGAATATGGATATGCACCAGGAGGCTATCAATGTCCAAGCAGAGCTCATGAGATCAGCCCGTAGTGAGACTGTGAGGCAGAAGGCAGCTGAGTGTCTGATCACCCAATTGAAAGCCCCTGAGGTGGCCAAGGTGGAGCTGGATGTGAACTATAGCTCTAGTACCATTGATGACCTTAAAGCCACTACAAAGGCTCTAGCACAGCAGCAGATGCAACTCATCCAGCAAGGACACTCCAATGCCCTAGAGGTAGCTCACAGTGAGATTGTGTCTAAGTCTGTACCAGAGGAAGACGTGATAGATGCTGACTACGAAGAAACACCACAAGGAGTATGGGGCAACTAATGATTATGATCAAAAAGAGTGTAGATGATTGGCTCAATGGAATCGATTACTCTACAGATTATGAATATGTACCTAGTGAGTTTGCTCTAGAATTTATCAACTTTATTAAGTTAGTTAACGGGGAGGAAGGTGAGGAGCACAAGTCTCCCGTTATCCACTACAACATGTTGGATAATATCCAGGGCAAGAAGGAAAATATAGCAAATATGTGTAGTCGTGGATTAGCCAAGACTACCCTCTTAGGTGAGTATTTATTTTTATATGTTGCCACTTATGGTGGTATTTCTGGGTTTGGGGAAGTCAACCTAGCTATCTATGTTTCAGATAGTATGGAGAATGGTGTCAAGAATATGCGGAAGAATGTAGAGTTCCGTTATGACAATAGTGAGTTTTTAAAGAAGTATATTACTTCTGTAAAATTTACAGATGCTAGGATGGAGTTTGTTAATGCTAATGGTAAAGTGTTAGTAGTTAAAATGTATGGCGCTAAAACGGGCGTGCGTGGAGCTAAGGAGATGGGTCAACGACCTACACTTGCTGTACTAGATGATCTGGTTAGTGATGATGATGCTAGGTCTCCTACAGTTATCGCCTCTATTGAGGATACTGTTTATAAAGCTGTAGACTATGCACTACACCCAACTAAGAAGAAGACAATCTGGAGTGGTACTCCGTTTAATGCTAGAGACCCCCTATATAAAGCTGTTGAGTCAGGAGCCTGGTACGTAAATGTGTACCCAGTATGTGAGCAGTTCCCTTGTGCTAGGGAGGACTTTAAGGGAGCATGGGGAGATCGTTTTAGCTATGACTACGTACAGAGTCAGTACGAGAAAGCAGTTAAGTCAGGTAAGTTAGATGGGTTTAACCAAGAGCTGATGCTTAGGATTATGTCAGATGAAGAGAGACTAATTAAAGATAGCGATATAGTTTGGTATAAGCGGAGCATGGTATTAAATAACCTAGGGGCTTATAACCTGTATATCACTACTGACTTTGCCACTAGTGAGAAAGAGTCAGCTGACTTTAGCACCATCAATGTATGGGCACTTAACAACAATGGGGATTGGCTCTGGATTGACGGGTACTGTAAGAAGGCTCTGATGAATGAGACGATAGATGCTTTGTTTAGTTTAGCTCAGAAGTACAGACCCCAGGAAGTAGGGATTGAGGTAACAGGTCAGCAGGGTGGATTCATTAGCTGGATTCAAAGTGAGATGACTAACCGTAATATTTACTTTGCACTATCTAACGGTAAGGGGTCGAATACCGTAGGTATTCGCCCTACTAAGGATAAGATGAGCAGGTTCCAGCAGAATGCTGTACCTCTGTTTAAGTCACATAAAATCTGGTTACCTGAGGAATTACAGGAAAGTGAAGAGTTGACTGAGATGCTAAATGAGTTATCCTTGGCTACTGTGAAAGGTTTTAAAAGTAAGCATGATGATCAGATCGATAATATTACTATGCTTGCTGAGCTAAACTCTTGGAGACCTTCTGAGTTATCTGTTGAAGTAGATGAGACCACTGGTAGATCAGGTGGTAGCATCTGGGGAGACGATGAAGACGAAGACTACGGTGAGAGTTCATACTTTGTTTAGGAGACGACATGAAAGCATACGAGTACATTAATTTCTTAGTTAATAGCGAGGCTTTCCAGCTAGCATTTAAAGATGTTGGGGACATGAGTCTCAACCCTACTGTAACACCTACTGATGAGCAGGTAGCTAACCAGGCACGCTTTGTCTCCTTCCTGAATCTAGCTAATATCGAGGTACATAAACGCTTTAGCTTAATCAAGCGAGACACTACTTTAGATATGGCTGTAGCTGGTGCAGAGTACTCTATGCCTACAGACTACCTTAATCTTATATCTGCTTACTACTCTGTAGATGGGGATGAGGTACCAATCAACAATGAGAAGAAGAATGTTGTTGAAGGTGTAGATAGAGCTGTATCTGTACTCTCCAGTGAGCCATTTAAGCTGAAGATCAAAGGGACAGATCTTAAGGAGCGTACTGACATTGTAGCCACATATGCTGCAGCTCCTAAGCTATTAACTAAAGCAGCTCATGATCTCAATGTACCTCAGGTGTACACAGAAGCTATCCTTAACTATGCAGCTTATAAAGCCCATAGTTCAGTGACTGGAGATATCAAGGCTGAGAACAATACCTACTTCATGAGATATGAACGTAGCTGTAAACAGATAGAAACCTTCGGTTTAGTGGAATCAGATAATTTAGGATCTAACACTAAGTTAGAAGATAATGGCTTTGTCTAGTTGACAGGTTATAATTTCGCTGTATTATCGATGGCACTTGCACTGCCAAATGCTGAGAACAACCTCCAGGAGGAGTTAAATAATGGCATACTACGACACGATCAACCTCGTCTCTGGAGACGATAAACCAGAATTAAACTTCACGCTGCGTGATTCTAATACAGCAGCAGCAGGTAAAGTCCTGGATGAAGACGACGCTACAACGTGGGCCCCAATCGACCTAACTGATCAGATGGTACGGGTTAAGTTCCGCTCTTTGGGAAGCGACACCATATTAGATACCATAACATGTGGTAAATCCGCCCCTTACACGGATGGTAAATGCTTCATGCAGTGGAATCCCACAACTTTAGATGTTGATGCTGGTACTTACGAAGGCGAGATTGAGGCAGAAGACTCAACTGGGCGTAAGCAAACCATCTTTGATAAACTAAAGTTTAAGGTAAGAGCAGACTTCTAGTACAGTGGCTATACGTGCCTCAATATCCTACGCATCACTACAAGCTAGTGTATCGTCAGTTAAACCAGCTGCGAGTATTACATATGAGTTAGCTAGCGCTACAGGTATCTGGATTGACCCAGACTCTAAGAATAGAGTGGTTAAGGACGAGTTGCCTTTAAGCGATGTACAGTTCAGTCTTGTAGAGAAAAACCTATCAGAAACAGTAACGCTTGATGAGGTAGTAGGCTGGTCATACGCTAAGAACGCACCTGAAACATTGGCATTGGTTGAGAGTTTCGCAAAGGTTGTAACATTCAATAGAGCATTCAATGATGCGTTTACACTAGATGACCTAAGCCAAATAGATAAAGACTTCTACGGTAATAAGGGCAATGTGACGTTCATGCTTGATATTATCGGGCTAAGTTATCATAAAGACTTCACAAATAAAAACTTTCTCAACCTTAATACGCTCAATTCAAACGACCTAAACAACGATGGCTCTGAAGATGACAGAAGAGTAACAGTTTCAGACGTAGTAACCTTGGCTATAGATTGGGTAAGAGCATTCACTGATAGCTATTCATGCACTGATACAAATTCGTATGAGTTTATTAAAAATGTAGAAGATGCGTTTACTTTAGACGATACCTCTTTAATTAATAAAGACTTCTATGGTGACAAGGGTAACATATTCGGCTTCAGTGATTTATTAGGTAATAACTTCGGAAAAGCATTAACGGATAACATCTCGCAACTAGACGAAGTATCTATCCTACAAGGCATTAATAAGTCTGACTCTACCACTTTATCAGATACATATAAATCTACGCTAAATAAGGCAATATCAGACGCATTTACCTTAGATGACGCACTACAAGTTGACAAAGATTACTTCGGCAACAAGGGTAACGTATTTGTATTTAGTGATGAGCTAAGTTATGACGCAAGTAAAGACTTAACAGACGGAATTGCTTTAGTTGAATTAGTAGGTTTTGTACTCAACCACCCTGTAGAAGATTCATACACGGTAACAGATACAAACACTTTACAACCTGAATTAGTTAAGAGCGAGTCAATTGGTTTTAGTGATACTTATATCCGTAATATCATGAAAGGCTTGAGTGATGGATTTGCGCTTGATGATTCAGCACAAGTAAACAAAGACGTAGATTCCACTAAAGGCAATATATTCAGCTTTAGCGATGTATTCAGTAGAACCGTATCATACGATAGAGATTACACGGATAGCTTCGGTTTCAGTGATACATTCAGTAGAGCGGTTGGATATGTAAGAGCGTATTCTGACAGCTACTCATTAAACGACACTAGAGATGTACACCTGACTAAAGCCTTTGTTGATACGTTCAAAGTTTACGATGAAAACCCTAACGCATTAAATGTAAATCTACTTAACTCGCAGGCAATGAACGCTCAAGATACATCGTTCTTAGTTGATAGAAGATTAGATAAGGGTGACGCATTAGGATTTAGTGAAATAACAGCTTTTGTACATAGTAAAGGGTTGACTGATTCAGCCACATTTAATGATGTTTATGGTTTACAATTAGTAAAAACTTTATCTGATAGTTTTACACTTGATGATTCCGCCTTGATTGACAAAGACTACTTTGGTAATAAAGGTAATATAGTAGGGGTTTCCGACCAAGTAACAGTAGATTACTATTACGGTGGTTTAGTGGGTCAGAGACCTTTGAATACAATGT